ATAATAACTTGATAAAATGTATATTACAAATAAAAACGATTTGCTAAATAAACATTTAGGGAACAGATACAAATTACGGTATTTTTGGACAATTTATCTATATTCATAATATATAATGTCAAACATTCTTAATTTGTTATATACTCGTATTTTCAGCAAATATTCCCGCATTATTTTCATTGTTTTATTGGTCATATTATTTTCCTATATTGGATATAATGTATATCAAAAATCCTTCAAAAAAACGGCCGAAGTAAAAGAGTTCTCGGATGTAGCAAACTCAAATAAGCGTAAAAAAGAAGCCCAAGTTCTCTTTTTCTTTGCAGATTGGTGTCCTCATTGCAGAAAAGCAAAGCCTGAATGGGAACAATTTAAGGAAGAATATGATGGTAAAGTGGTTAATGAACATACCATTAGTTGCCAACCAGTAGATTGCACTGATGAGAAAAACCAAAAAACTGCAGTGCTAATTAAAAAATATCATATAGAGTCATATCCTACTATTATTATGCTTGTTGGGGATAGCAAAATAGATTATGATGCAAAAGTATCCAAGAGTGGTCTAGAACAACTGGTTTTATCTGGAACTAGTCATTGATTGGGTTTATTCGGCTCAAGATTTATCATTTTTCAGTCGGTTGATATCCATAAACTTGTTCCATATTTCAACACCTTTATCTAATAACAGAGAACGTTCCTTCTGCGACGACGAAACTGCAACAAAATCATACATTGCAACAATAGCGTTATCCACTTCGATTTCGTATTTTATTGTATAGTCTTTGTTTTTTATAGAGGCTAAATATGCCTGTTTATACATTTTATTCAAAATAAAAGATAAGTAATCGAATAAAGATGATTCTTCTGTTATTGTTTGCGTTTTTTCTTGCTCTTTTGGCAACGTAATACCTAATATTTCGTGAGGATTTGCACCGTTCTCCAAACACTGATAAATCGGATAATTATTTGTTATACCACCGTCGGAATAACATCCGCCGTCTTTTAAATAAGGCATAAATATAATTGGCAAACACGCGGAGCAATAAACGGCATCTATAACTCTCCAATCCGGATGTGTTTTATGAGAAATATCGACGGTTTCATATTTATGTATTTCGGTGCTAAATATATGAATATCTATTTTGGAATATTCATATAACTCTTTCATTGTAATAGTGGTTTCTAAATCTTTACCTTTTAAAAGTGGACATATCATTTCTTCGATTATTTTTTTGCCTAAAATACCTTTGGAATCAAAAGAACGGAGAACTGCGCCAACATCAAACTTAAACACATTTTCCCACGGACGTTTAATTATATAATTATCTATTTCGGACCATTCGTATTTTAATGCAATAAATACGCCAATTATAGCACCAGCTGAAGTTCCATAAATACTTTCTATGTTCTCTATATTCCATATACCCGAGTTATGTGATTCTCGTAAAATACTATAGGCTGTTATTCCGGCTATACCTCCTCCGGTTATAACTAAATGCTTTATTGCTGTATTTTCTTCCATTTGAATGTATGTGTATATCTAGCATTTTTCTTATATGTATTTTGGAGTAAAATATTTTTATATTGGCACTATATACTATGGCATTTTTATACGTAACTGACGAAGATACGAATGAAAAAATAAACATCGACGAGTTATATGAGAAAAATCACAGACGAGATTTGAAACAATTATCTGTATTCAATAAATTATTAGGCCGGATACATAAACGTATTACAACCATCGGGAAAACAAAATCATCGGACAAACATATATGGTTTACAGTCCCTGAATATATATTTGGAGAACCAGTGTATGACAAAGGTGAATGTATAGCATATTTGGTAACAAAACTAGAAGACAACGGGTTTCATGTGAGATATATGCATCCTAACACATTATTTGTCTCGTGGATGCATTGGGTTCCATCTTATGTACGTAATGAAATAAAGAAAAAAACTGGCAATGTAGTTGATCAATTTGGCAATTTAGTCAAAAAAGGCGGAAATGAAGATGAAGAAGAGGAAAATATTAATTCTAAGATACTTAATGATAAATCGGTGGTACAAAAAGAGCAAAAACAATATACTCCGATTGATCAATATAAACCTTCGGGTAATTTAGTATATAAGCCGGAACATTTTCAAAAAATAGAGAAAAAAGTTTCATTTAGTTAGTTATATGTTCGGTTGCTTGTACATATTATTATTCTTATGAAAAATAATATGCAACTATACATTATCTGTAGTGTCTAGTTTTTTTATTTTTTAATTGTTCATTATGTTGTTTTTTTAGTGTTTTATTTCTAGCTCCGCCTATTTTAGGGGTTTCTTTATTATCTAATACACCAGCCACGGGTGATATAGCTATATTGTTGTTTATTGCAGCCTTTTCATTTTCATCTTCCACTTTCTTTTCATCTTCCATTTTCACATTCTCTTGATCTTCCATTTTCTCTATTTGTTTACCCGCATTTTCATTAGGCAATACATTAGGAGTAATTGGTGCAATAGGAATTGGGGTATCTAGAATAGATGTATAAGGAGAACATAGTGTTTTGCCATAGTCTTTGTATTGTTTTTGTTTAATAGTATCTATATCATATCCCATTGTTTTCATATTGTTATACAATTCATTTAGAGGGTTTTGGTCTTCTAATAATTTTGACAATCTAAGTTCAAGTTGAGTATGTACATTCTTTGCTGTTTGTTCTGTAGGATTTGTGGTTTTGTCAAACTCCGTAGCCAATACACTTTCTACCATTTTACTAACAGTTGATATTTTTGATATCAAATATACAATAGTAAACATAGCAACTGATCCGTTATTAATAACTTCGCCAATGCATTTTGTTAAAAATGGGTCTATGACACGCAAATACATTTGTCTTCCTTCAGGTCCTCGTAAATGATCATTTAGTGCGTCCATAAATCGTTTGTATATGTCTTCGCGTATTTCTTTGTATTCTTTTCCTTTGGTAGGCGAAAAATTGTTGAATATTTCACCGACTATTTTAGTAGAAATATCGCCCGGGTTAGGTAAGTTTATATCACCTAATGCTTGTAATTCTTGCAATACTGGAACTTTTTTTAATATTTCAGCCGAATCAAGTATATTCGGAGTTTGTATATTTGGTATCTGATCGCTTATTTTGTTTATTGAGGTTTTGCTAAGTATATTATCGGGTAGTTTATTTTGGATAGTATTAATAATATCACTTGATTTAGGAACATTAATAGGATTATTTAATGCAACAGTAGGACTAGGAATAGGAAAAATATTTGGCATACCAGTAGTATGGTCATAACTATCTACTTTTTGTGCATTTTGCACTATAGTCCCGCCCTTGGAAACTACTGCACAATTGCGAATATCTCCCAATTTCTTATTTAGCGTATCAAATTGTGCTTTCTCAATAGTAGGCCGTATTTCTGCCAATAATTGTATTGCATCATTTATGTCTTGTATCATCGAAGATGTGCCACCTGACTTATCTAGCGGAGCAGAATCATTAGCCAAATCAATAGGGTTAAGTTGGTCTTTTATAAATTGTATAATTTTTTTGGCTTTATTTTTTGAGCTATCGTCGCCATTTAACTTTGTTTTTGCGATTGCTGTTTTTAATACATCCAAAAATAGGCTAGAATCAGTGTCCAATAATTTTTTAAAAACTAATAAACTCATATAATCATTTTCAAAGAAGTTTTCCATAGGATGTTTAGCATTTTTAATTACAAAAATCAAAAACTCTGATTCGAACTTTTTAGCCAAATCGGAAGTCCTATCGGCAGATAAATTGTTTTTTAAAAAGTTTTCAAACACAGAAAGAATAACTGCTTTAGTATGTCTTTGTTTATTGGGATCGGTTGTATCATTAATTATTGAGTCGCATATTTCTTGCATAAGAGTTTTAGCCATATTTATCCAAAATACATTTGGTACCCTGTTGAACAATGCATCTACTATATCCATTTGTCTTCCTATATTTTTATGCATTTGTCTTCCTATATTTTTATGATATTTTTTTCCATAAAATTGAAACTCATCATAATTAATAATGGCGTATATAATTCTGAAAAAATGAAAACTATTAACAATTTACCAGGTATGATTTGTAAAGATAATCGCACAATAACTATTAAGGTAAAACCGCATAAATATAATGCCCCTAAAAATATAGCAACAATGGAAGCGGCTAGTGTGGAAGAACCAAATTGCAATACAGTTTACGCTAAATCTAGTTCAACTATCCTAAAGCCGTTATCTTCCGAAACCAATAATATACAGCATTCTAACGACAAATCAAAATCAAAAACACACAAGAAAAAAACCACAATTTCTCAAGCAGAAAAATCGCGTCTATGGGATATATTCGATACAGATAAAACCACACAATCCAAAATGACCCACCCTCAACCTGAAATACAATGTGTTTATGAACATAGAGAGCAGGGATTATGCAATCTATGTAGTTCAGTATTGGTTATTATGGAAGACGGATTTCCAACTTGTACTAATTCAGAGTGTTCAGTTATATATACTGATACATTAGATTATTCTCCAGAATGGCGATTTTACGGGGCGGATGATAAAAACTCTGCAGATCCGACCCGGTGCGGAAATCCTATTAACCCACTATTGGTAGAATCCTCTTTTGGTTGCAAGGTTATGGCTTCGTCCAATCTTTCCTACGAAATGAAGAAAATCCGAAAATGGACTGAATGGCAATCTATGCCACACAAAGAAAAATCACTATACAATGAGTTTCAATTTATTACGATTATGGCTCAAAATGCCGGTATTCCTAAAATATTAATAGACGATGCTATAGCCGTTCACAAAGATATTTCAGAACAAAAGATGTTTAGGGGATTAAATCGCGATGGTATAAAAGCAGCATCAATATATATTTCGTGCCGTCTAAATGGGTGTCCTAGAACCGCTCACGAAATTGCGGAAATCTTTAGTTTAGATAAAACAAGCGCAACAAACGGATGTTCTATGGCAGTGAATATATTGCACAATATCGAAAGAAGTGTAGACTTATCTCAGCAAACAGAGCTACAAATGACTACTCCTAGTTCATTTATTGAGCGATACTGTAGTAAGCTAAATATGAACACAGAACTAACAATGTTGTGTAAGTTTATTGCAAACAAATTGGAACAAAATAGTATTATTACCGATAATACTCCACATGCGATAGCCGCTGGTATTGTGTATTTTATTTCATACTATTGCAATATGAATATATCAAAAACAAATATAAAACAGATTTCCGGAGTTAGTGATGTAACAATCAATAAATGTTTTAAAAAAATGGATGCGATACGAGATTCGCTATTGCCTAAATGCATCATTGATAAATATTTGTAAATAGATTATATTATTACGTCTAAAATCTATAGCATATTTTCGCATATTTCAATAAACTTGTATGTTATACCAACTTCGTCTGCATTTTCCCATACACCAGATATTTTCAACATATATTTTTTTTCATTTTGGGATTTGCAGTTTTGCTTTTCTTTGTAGATTCTGAAAAACCCTTTATATAGTTGATTTGTCAGAACTAGATTGTTGCATTTTTTTAATCCATTCATTTCTTTATATGTGTTTATAATCGTATTTTCAATTTCGGACAGTAAAGTAATATATTGCAAGTTTTTAACATCGTGAGCGTAAAAACAAACCGTGCATTTGTTTTCTGTAAAATATTTATGACCAAGTACTTCTCTTTCGGATAGTTTCCCGGATGCAATCGGTATAGTGTTCATGGTTGATTTACTTATGAATGGTATAACAAAAAATACCCCGTTCATTGTGAAATATTCCGACGAATATATTATTTTAGAAAAACAACCGTCTATTATTTTGTTTTTCTTCTTTTCTAAAAAAAATACATTAGTATTTATAAAATTGTTAGCATCTAATACAATATTCATATTATACTTTCTACTAT